AGCCGCATCAGTGTTAGCCAACAATCCAGTGGGAAGAGGTTTAAATTGTTGGATATCAGTCACTACATTTGGTCGACTATAACCAAACAAACTGGCAACTTTGCTCGTAGCATTAGCACCAATTTGTGTGGCAGTCATGTAAGGACCAATTACAGGTACATTGGACAATGCCCCAGCAGCCTTAGCAATTGCGGCTGCTGGTTTGGAAATGATGCCTTGTCCATACTCATCATTAGCTGAAATATCATTTTTCTTATCAGCTGCATTCATCCTACTTCCTCTGCGTCCAGCTTGAGACAAGAGTCTCACATCACCAACCGAAGAAAAATCTACTGCTGATGATCTGGTTCGAAATCCTGTTGGAGGATCTGATGATGTTGGCATTGTGAGAACAACATCTTCAGCCCAAATATAAGTCGTGATCGTGACTGGATCATCCTGACCAAAATTGGAATGAAATAAATTGCCAAATGATGAAATTGTGATTTCACCCATGTCGTCCCAATCCGCTTCGGGAATTTCCAAAAAGTTCTTTGGATAGAAAAAAGGTAGGCACAGTTCACCTCCTGTATTCTTAGTCGGATTAAGGAAAAAATGTGGTTTTTGGGACGCTCCTATTAAATCCTGAGGAATGAAATTGCGTTGTACAGTAACTTGATCACCCGCTATGTAAGGATTATAAGAAACCAAAGCTCGTCCATAATGAAACTTTGTTCCTGAAATAACAATCTTCACGTGTAATTTCATCCGCAGAAGTTCAAAATTTTTGATCTTCTCACGTACAAATGGATTTTCGCAAAATTTCTGCCACGGATTAAATTTGTAAAAGAAAGGTTGACCAACCAGCCAAGATTGTGCGGATTCCCTGACAGGTCGCTGAAGAAAATTTCCCAGATCACTATCAGTGTTAGAACCCAAATCCATAGTCGGTTCATACATACCTACTTTTTCTGTCTTCCAACCGGCATCCTGATCGGCAAAAGACGTAATTTGCTCATTTATCATTCCTTTTGTTTCCGATTCAGTAGTACCAGGAGCAGGATCAGAATCACTGACTACTCCGGATTGAGACACCAATAGCATACTTTCCAATTGATCAATGCGCCGTCGCAATTGAGAACAATGTCTATATTTTTTCTCCAATTTGTCCTTAAGATCCTTCACACGTTCTTCTAAACGAAATAAATCCGCCGACGCATCGGAGAAATAAGTTTTATGATTTGCAGGAAAACCTGCGGTATAATGGCCCGTTCGAGTGGGACCGTTCTCATCTATAATATAAAGGTTTGTAATGTAAATTTATGAAATATTATGCACGGTACATCAATCGATACATAACAGTGCTATTTTATTGGAGTGGCCAACCTCCGTCGCTAAATAACAACAAACAAAGCCTACATGTGCACCTGTCCACACTCAATAGGTAATTCAGAACCTATAATAAGTGTGCGTTATAATCACACATGCATCCAGATTTAGTTTAGACCGCACGAGGAAGCACGGTGCACCGGTACAAAGCCCCAGTACTGGGCAAAGTGTGACCCTAAAGGTCAAACTTTTCGCGATACCAGGCAAGCCTTTCATCGTAAGACATAATAGGTCCTACAAGGCTATGAACATCCGATTCGCGCGCCACATGCTCAAGCTGAGCAACACGTTCAGTATACACGTCACGTCCAAACTCAAAATACTTGAGCGCCACATTCTGGATCGCTTCAGCACTAGATTGTCCCATAGTTAACACACCTGACCTCAAATGTGTGTGAAGCATCTTGGCTAGTGAAGCTTTCTCAACGGGAGAGCGATATAAATTCAACTCTGAATCCCATACCGCAAAATGTTTTAAAAATGAAGCTTCATTGAGGTGAATGAAAGGTACTGATTCAGCCTCCTTCTCTGCCATAGTGTATTTAATGCCAACCTTAGCGAATTGTGCTGCAATAGCCGTGTGATTATAATCATCATAACCTTCCTTAACGGTCATAATGTTATCATCTCCATATGTCATCAAAGCTACAACTAGAGCAAAGGGTGGTGTACGCCACCATTTCTTTTCCTTAGCAATGGCATAATATGTATAACGCATGTACAATGAATTCACAATACTATTGATGACAACAGTTAAAGGATGTCCTGAAGGATTAGATCCGATGAATTGCAACAATGTTCCAAAATAATCATACGTCGGATAAGAAATTTCTGACGCAATTCCCCGCATAATTTTCAAATCATCTTCATCATAGTTGCCTGACGTTTCGGCCACTTTAATAAGTAACTTAAAAGCCATCAACATAAAATGAACACTCATGCGAGCATCAAACTTGGCATAATCTCCTGCGATAGCACGATCCCAACCGAATTTGCCAATATGTTCAAACAATTCCGTCCACTCAGGTGATTGGACAACCGTCCCAACAGCACATTCAGTAACTTGTTTGTTGCGTTGCATCAGGGCAGCGAGAGAAAGAAAATATTTCCTTACTAAAAATACAAAAGGAAAATTTGCTGCGGCAAAAACACGCACTTTATCCTTTCCATTTTTCGTCGGTTCATCTTTCAATGATGCTTTAAAAACGGCATTAATACTCTCGCCGTTCAACAACATTTCCTCATAACGTGCAACTTCTTCTAAAATCGATGGGTCCACATCTCTTGGACACGATATACCTTCGACAAAACGATCCGATTTTTCAACAAATTGGGTCTTGGGTCCCTTATTGGGCCAACCCACAGAAGTTGCGAAATTAATCGCATTGATACCCAAAACACCATCGAGGCCTGCTAAATTAACATCATCAGATAATTTACCAAGTTTGGCTAATTCCTCCTTCGGCAACTTGTCCAATTGAATTGAATAGTCAATATAAGCCTTAACCATTAAATCAGCATCAAATTTACAGGCTGTATCCACCTTACCAGCAATATCAACCTCCTTGTGGCGGGGGGCATCCATTTCTGGTGGCGGACCATGTTGCTTAGGAATGTCCATGACCTTGGCAACAGCTGCTGAAATTACTGATTCAACAACTGCTGATTTTGGAGATGATCGACTCAAAGTATGTCCTCCATGGATTCTAATTTTCGCATCACTTTCCAAATTATGCGTTGAACACTTGAAATGAGGTCTCTCCAAAGGTCCAAAATTAACTCCCATGCTTTGAGTTTCCATTGGCGTAGCATTAGTAGATAACAATACACCAGGCATCGCTTCTAACTGCTCTAACGTTTCATACAATTGAGCTCTAGTAACAAAACCAGCAGCTCCTTTGTATCCACGTCCGGCTAAATGTGCGCCGGCAATGAAAGGAATGCCCTTCGCATTTCCGATCAATGTAGCCATACACAATCCACCAAATGTTTCCACTGGAAAATGGTAATTGTATCCCGAAAATGTCCCTGCACTAGCGATTACGCGACCGCGAATTGCAGTCATTTCTCCATAAAGAACACTCTTTCCATTGTCATTATAAACGGTTTTGACAGAAACTTTCTTGTCAATGTCTATGTCCTTAGGAAAATACTCAATCAAATCACGGTGTTCTCCTGCTCCTGGTGCATACCAGAATGCAAAATCAGTGCCAGCAACACGCTTGCACACACTACTCGCTAAAGGAATATTCCTAAAAGTATGTCCTCCAACTTTAATTAATGTGACAAAAGTAGTCTCTCGTGTTACAAAATGATTTGGAATAAGCAAAACATTACTACGCAGCGGTATGGCGTTGCAAGCTTGACCATCCTCTCTTTGGATATACAATAGGCGATTTCCTACCATCTCACACAACTGCTCATACGAAGTTGTCTTAGATTTGTTAGAAGCGCCTGCATTACCAAATCGATAAGCCCTTTCACGAGAATGTACATCCCAAAATTCTGTTGTCCTTTGGTAAGGTTTCATATCAGGTTTGAGTGTTATACATACTGCTGCTTGCTTACTTTTCAAAGTATTATAATTGCGAACTAATTCCACAATAATTTTCCAAATTCCTGCAGCGCAAATAAATGCTAAGAATCGTTGCTTTGTCTTCCAAGACATACTGCGGAAATAAGTTGAGGGCCGCGTTATGGTTGTCCATCTCTTAACAGTCTGTTTGTAAACAAACCAGAAACGTCCCAAAACATAGATCAAATACAATGATATAATTACAACGATCTTTGTGAATCCATACTTCTCTCCCAAAATGTCAGAAAGAAAAGTCATTGCAATTGCGATAAAAACATAAGGCAAACTATTTACAACGATAGATTTTAATAGACCACGATTCAAAAAAGCAATGATGTAACAACCATACTTTGAATTAAATAATGATACTAGCAAAGCGGATAACCACTCACAAAAATCTCCTTCCATAGTATAAAAATAGTCTACAACTTCATTATAATACGGAATCCGGGGTTGCCAACCTGCTTGGTTTTCAAGTGGACAACAAGTGCAGTATTGAACTGGCATATCACATGCACACAGAGGCATCTCTTCCAAAGTCCTCTGACCAGCAACAAAAGCTTCTTGGCGCTTAAAATGCGCGCGTGAATCATCTTTCAAAAAGGCAAGCAATTCTCCAATTTGAATATCAATCAATTGTTTACCTTTATAAATTATAGGATCATATACAACTGATTGTGTTCGTCCGGGCTTAAACTTGTCTCCTGTCTTATTTACCATATATCTGGGAGATTCAACAGTAAACGTAGCATAATCCGGAAATTGATGATTTGCCATGTGCGCAATTTTGCTATTATCTAGCATTTTTGTTCCTCGCTTACAATACTTGCGTTTCACCCTCTGCGTAATGGTCACTTCAAAACGACGATTAATTGATAATGGTTCATTCGAAAGTGTGTTTGATAAAAGGTCCTTGACATTAGTAGTTCCAATTACTACGTCAGGCTCGATCATAATCTTGCCTTTCATCTCCGCATTCGGGTTAAGGGCCGCCATCGGAATGTTATTTAAAAACATAATAATTGACGTGGTAGGTGACCCATCGGTATATTCCAAAGTAGTATTACAAATATCGTCCAAAATAACACCGCTATGGTGTGTTTGAAATTCAGATTGAAATTTGTCGTCCTGGTTCAAAGTGATAATAGCGCGAGGACTACTATCTTTATCATTGACTTTCAAAACATAGCGTATTAATGCATTTGAAATCGCTGACTTACCTACACCAGAACCACCAAACAACAATATACCATACGGTTTCTTGCGAATGCCATCCTTCTTTGTCAAAGCTCGGGCAGCAACTACTTGTTTCAAATTGTTCAAACGCGTAGAATAATAACTGCGCTCCGATGTCTTGCAATTGTCTAATAAAATAGTGGTTTTGGTGATTAATTCTGATACACGTCGATCAAAAGTTTCACCAGAAATATCAGCACCACGTCCTATTTCCAAATGCAATTTCTGTTGCATCAAAGTAGTATATTCGTCATCATACGCACTGTCTCTCTCACTTTGGAAAAAAGATAAAATGTCTCCTGTCCGAAAAGATAAGATGCATAATCCAACAAATGTCTTACTAAATGCAGCGACTTTTTCCAATAATTCAAAAAAACTAACTTTGCGGCGTAAAGGTTCCGTTGCAAAAACAGGAACACCTCGTATAGCCAAATCAATCTTTTTGATCCATCCTAACGTAATCAATAACGTCAAAATTTCATAAAAATTATTCCAAATATCGCTTTCCTTAATAATAGGATAATACTTCTCCACTAAATCTGGAAAAGTTTCCTTACTAGGAAAAGACGGTAATGAAAACAAATTAAAATTGTAATTTGCTGCCAGCTCACGCAGAGCTAACCAATGGTGTCCAAACGTATCTACTATATATTCGGAAAAGTCTACACCAAAGTTCATAAAATCTGGATGGCCTCGTTGGAATGAATGAGGCCGTCGCTTAGCGCTTTGCGATTTTAAAGGTTTTTGAGAAGTGTGTATTTTTCTCTTGACCTTATTTTCAGCTTGTCGTTTAAGCTTATCACTCAGCGCGCGTTCCTTACGGGAACGACTTAATTTCTCGTTTTTTTGCTTTTTGTCCCACTTCGATTGTCCGTATCCGGACTGTGGTGAAAGCGTGATAAACGAGCGAATCACAACTGAAATCAGCAGCAAGAATGCTACTGACCAGATTCCCAAAGGCATGTTTACATTTGTTTCCTCGAAAAAATAACTTGTCATAATGAGGGGGTGGGAATGGAACCTAACTTCTACGAGCTAAGCTGACCATAGCGCAAACAAAATGTGATTTTTGGTAGAGTCCTTCTATAAAAATGTCTCAAAATGGTAATAGGGATGCAAAAAATGCAGGCTGCCGGGCCTCCTGACTCAGGTTGTCATCAGGTAAACACATATAATACCATCTATATTGAGCAAAATAACTCTCGGTACGTCGAGTAAATCGCACTCCATCGTCCCATCGTCCTTAATATCATGTTAGATCTAACATCTCGTTCAACCCTACTGCGGGTGAAATGTATTATCGAAATCAATCTATAAAGGGGGGGTTACAATGGCATGCGAACGTCTATGCGAATCATTCAGAAATTCTCTGTTATTTACACAATCGTTGTTGCTAATGGACTCGAAAGATACGGCTGCGGGTTCCTACACAGCTAACTAATCGAGTCCAGAAAAGGGGTTTGCTTTGTTACGGGGTGGGCTCCCCAGGCTAAAATATGAGTTCAAACAAACTGTCCAACTACTAAACAGTTCTAACTCAATCTCAGCGCTTTTTAAAATATTATTTTTAATCGGTACGGTAGCTGAAATATCATATTCTTACATGTTCCTACAGACAAACTTCAAAAGTTTCTCTGCAGGGCTCCAAAATCTGTCAAAGACTAGATGTCAAGGGGTATTGCCCCTTCACAAATCGTCTTAATGGATTTGTAATGGAGCAATGTCATGCTCTGAATATGTATGATTGCCGGGTGTCGCGGTTTACGA